TAGGTACAAACCCTAGGTTTCGCATCTTTTCTTTAGCATCTTCTTGCCCGCGCCCAACGATCACATGGTGCCCCAGGTTGCGCAAGTAGTCGTGCCAGCTCTGCTGCTCTGGCGAGACGCTGCCGCCCTGCTCGCGCTTCATTTCGATCCAGAGTAGCCAGGCCGGCACGAACAGGTCAGGCACTCCAGGCGAGACGCCCTCGGCCTTCAGGCGTCCGGCGGCAGCGATGCCTCTCAAGCCACCATTGGGGATCGCAAAGACCCGCACCCCGCAGGCCTGGCGGATCCACTGCACCAGCTCGCGCTGCTCTTCGTGTTCTGTTTTCAAAATGGCACGTCCATCGTCCACTTGTCACACGCATCCGGCGTGGCGGCAAACTCCTCCGGCGGTTCCTTAAAAAACTCCACGCACAGTCCGTCCGTGCCGTACATCTCGCAGCTGTGGCAGCACTTGGGCGGGCCGGCCTTGAGCATGTTGTAGTAGACCGTGACGATTTCAGGCTGTTTGTGGCGCATCTAGTTTCCATTTTCGTTGAAGCACACGGTGAAATTTACCGTCCATCTTGAACTTGATTGAGTCTGGCGGCTCGCCGCAAGACAGAATGTCGGCCACTACGTCTAGCGGGTTGTGCAGGTCTGACACGAGCGCGTCGGCATCCCTGGCAATTGACGCCACGGCCTGGCGTGCCTTCTCGCCCGCGTAACCGGGATTGTTCACCGGCATGTACTCGTTCACTGGCGCATCGGAGAGCGCACCGTAGTACGTCACCATCAGCATCTCTTGCCCGCTAGCCCGGCTAACGTGCTTGCGCCAGCGCCAGGCGGTCACCGACATTTCCTTGCCCGCCAAGCCCATAATGTCGTCGTTCTGGAGCTTGAGCTTCTTAACTTCAGGCTCCGGAAACGGATGCCCGCAGGCAGGGCATACACGGGCCGCCAGGGCGCAGAGTTCTTGGCAGTTGTCGCATACCTTCACCGGCGCAGCGCCTTCCTTCTCGCCTTTTTTGTTCGGCGGTCGGACGTGCGTGATAGGTCCGTGGGTGGCTACCACTGCGGCGAAGTCGAGCACCAAGCAATGGTCGGTATGGCTCTTGGGCCGCAAACCCCGGCCCGCCATTTGGACGTAGAGGCCTGGGCTCATGGTGGGCCGCAGCATAGCGATCAGGTCAATGTCCGGGTAATCAAATCCGGTGGTCAGGACGTTGGCGTTGGTCAGGCAGCGGATTCGGCCCGCCTTGAATTCGCCAATGATGCGCTCTCGCTCACGCTTGGAAGTAGCGCCGGTGATGCAGTCGGCGACGATGCCGAGCTCGTTGAGCTTGTCGCAAATGTTCCAGGCGTGTTGGACGCCAGAGCAGAAGGCCAGCCACGCCTTGCGATCCCCGGCCAACTTGATAATCTCGCGCACAACGGAATTGTTCTGGTCTTCGGTGTCGACTGCGGCCTGCAACTCGGCCTCAATGAACTCCCCGCCGCGCTTGTGGACCTCGGTCACATCAAGCTGGGCGGTAGTGTGCTTGGAGCGTAGCGGCGCCAGGTGGCCAAGGCGCACGAGCTCAAGGATGTTGGTCGGCTCGATAAGCTCGCGGAATATCGCTGGCTTGTCGGTAATCATGCCGTGGCCGAGGCGGTAAGGCGTGGCGGTCAGGCCCACCACCCGCAGGCGCGGATTGATGGCCAGCAGTGCGGCCAGCAGCGACCGATAGCCGCCTTGGTCTTTGTGCGCAATCAGGTGGCACTCGTCCACCAGCACTAGATCAACGTGCCCGAGCAGAGCGGCCTTCTTGCGCACCGACTGGATGCCGGCGAACGTGATCGGCTCGCCCAGCTGCTTCTTGCCGATGCTGGCGCTGTAGATGCCAACCGGCACATCTGGCCAATGCTGGCGCAACTTCTCCACGTTCTGCTCTATCAATTCCTTGACATGGGTCAGCATCAGGATTTGACTGTCCGGCCACTCCTGCAGCACTCGTTTGCACAACGCTGCAATGATGTGACTCTTGCCCGAGCCGGTGGGCAGCACCAGGCAGGGGTTGCCGGTGGTGTTGCGGTCGAACCAGGCGTAGAGCTGGTCGATGGTGCGCTGTTGGTAGTCACGGAGCATTCAGCAACTCCCGGCTAGCATAAACATTCGCATCCCCCTCCCCATTAGCCACTTCCCGCCCATCAATGACGTAGATTGCCGTCCAAGCATCAGGCCCATCCAGGCGTTGCCACGGCACTAGGTCAGGGTGCAGGACATGCGACTCGCAGCCGGTGTACTGGGTCTCAATCGGGATCACGCTGCGGTCGAATCGTGCGCATGTCCAATGCGCATCGCTGTCCGGCGTTGAGGGCTCGGCCGTGCTGTGGGCGCAGGTGCGGCAATTGACCTCTTTGGTCTTTTTGCTGCCATGGCAGAAGTCATGCCCAGCGCAGAACTTGCACTCGTACCATGCCGGATTGCTGGAGAGCGGCTCCGGCATCCTGTCCGCCAGTGCGATGCGGTGCCCTCGAGCAATCAGGCGTTCGGCCTCGGTGCGGCTATAGCGCAGGCGCTCGGTGTAGATACGGTCATCGTCTTTGCAGATTGCAAAGTAGAGCGCTCGGTCGATGTTCGCGCCGTGCATGTAGACCTGCATCTGAGCGGCATGGACTGGCTTGGATTTCTCGACGCCGTGCTTTACCAAATCGTCAAACGACTTCTTGGAATGCGTCTTGGCCTCAAAGATGTGCCTAGCCTTCGGGGCTCCAGGCACGCCAGATTCGATGATGCCGTCCAGGCTGCCGCTGACATGCGAGCCAAAGTCCACCCGGGCCTGGGCGCCCTCCGTGCTGTGAATGTCAATCCCAATGCTTTTAAGGTCAGCCGCTATGGTGGCCTCCTCCAGCCGGCCCCGCCGAAACAAGCGCAGGATGCGACCAGGGAAGGGCTCGCGCACCGACCAACGGAACGACAGCCAAAGCCACCGGTCGCAGGCGTGACCGAGCTGGCTGGCGCCGAGGTGCGACCTGGGTAGCTCGACCTGGCGTTCGTGGGCGGCGTTAATGGCTGCAGCCACCTCATCAACAATTGGGATTGCTGACATTAGGCGGCCTTGGCCTTGGCTTCAGGCTCGACCCAGGAGACCTCGCAGCTGTCAATCGTGGAGTATTTGAAATCTACTGTATTGAAACAACCTTTACGAAAATCATCGCTCATTAAATTGTTCGTCCACTCCAGAATTGCTTCTGTAATCTCTTCTTTGCTCAACTTGACAATCATGATATTTCCTGTTTGGTTGGAATTGGAGCGTGACAAGTGTCACGCCCCGTCACGCTATGTCACTTAGCCCAAGGCGGCGCGGCCTTGGCGCCAGCAGCAGGCGCTGCCGGCTTGCTTGCTGCAGGCATTGCCCCGCCAGCAATGCCGGCAAAGTCCTTCACATCGTTGCCCTCGCCGTATTGGTCGCTGGTGGTGATCGCCAACTTGATCTTCAGTTGCCCGCCGATGAGCTGGTCGGTGTTGTTCACCTTGGCCAAGCCGATGGCCCGCATCAGGCTGTTGAGCTGCTGGCGCCCGATCTCCTCGGCCTTCGGGTTCGGGTTGGAGATGTTCAGGTTGCCAAAGATGGTGCGACCCTGGTGGCTAGGGCCGGTAATGTCGTACTTGAGACTGATGTAGCGGCCAGTGCCCGCCTTGGTGTCTTTGACCGTAGCCATCGTGATCGCTGCCGTGTACCAGCCGGCAGGCAGAGGCTCAAAGCTCTTGCCCATGGGCAGGTCAGCAGCGACGAAGGTTTCTCCGAATGAGGCCATGATTTATTCCTTTGTGATTGAAAAAGACGGGCGACCCGCCGTGGTGGTGATCGCACCCAGGAGCGGGCGCGTGATGGATTCGTCAGCTGATTTCCAGACCGACGAATTGATTTCCGGTTTCCAACGAAAAAGAGAACCGAGATGTTGGGCCAGACCGGCCTCGGCGGCAATCGCTTGGAGCTTGTCGCTGTCGACCTTGTGGGTAAGGCGTCCGGCAATCTTGACCGTGTAACCGTCAACAACAAAAGTCTTGGTTGTGTCCAAGTCCTTGGCGATCTTGTACTGCTGGATCATTGCGTCCTCGGCATTGCGCCGAGCCTCGGTTGCCAGGCGCTCGGCCTCTTTGCAAGCCAGCCAGATTTCGATCATTTGGCACCGCCGATCTTGGCAATGATCTGGCCAAGGTCCGCCGGCTCCCAGGCTTCGAGCTTCCCGCTGCGATCCTTCGCCAGCCACAGGCCATCGCTGTCGCACATGAGTGCTCGCTGTGACACGCCCTCGGCGTCTTTCTCGACCCGCAGGGCCAGCACTTCGTCAAAGAAGTAAGGCAAGGATTGTCCAAACTTGTTGCCAGGCATCGAGGGCGAGTACAAGACCCGGCCCATCTCGTCCTGCGTCTTCTCCAACTTGGCGCTCATGTAAACGTGCCGGCCCGCCAGGTCGCGGAACGCCCTCACAATGTCCGCCATCTGCTCTTGCATGGCGCCGTAGGCAGCGCGTGGGTCCTTGTTCAACTTTTTCTCAACGTTGAGGACTACTTCAGCAATCTCCGATATGGAATCCAGCGCCACGCTCTGATAGTCCTTGGCCTCGTGGCTGTCGCGCAGCCAGCTGTAGGCCTCCATCAAGGTCGCCATGGAAGTGACCTCTATGTAGGGCAAGTTTGCATCCTGAATGCTTAGAAGCCCGCCCTCTGCGCTCAGGATAATTGGCGCTGGCAGGGTTGCCGCCAGGGTGGTCTTGCCTGCGCCGGCTTGGCCGTAGACGAGAATCTTGGCGCCGTTGGACGCCAGGGTGGAGGTGGTTTTTAGGTTGATGGCCATGGTCAGGCCGCCTCAACCTTGGAAATGGTCCAGCCCAGAGCGCAAGCCCGCAGCCGTGCATCGTCCATTGAGCGATGGAACTCAACGTTGATGAACTCCTTGCCAAGGCGTTGGGAGAAAACGTGGAAGGTAACTTTGAGCATCTTGCTCTCCTTGTGTCAGCACTCGTCGGGAAATCCGTTCAGTGCATGGATAGCATCCTACACCATGTTTTCGACTTGTGGTACACTTTTTTTCGATCTTCACCAACTTTTTTTCAGGAGTACGCTTTATGATGACGATTGAGCAGATCATCGCCGGGCTTCAGGACCGCAAGGTGCGGGTCGTTGCGGCAGCGACAGGGCTGCATTACAGTACTGTGCTTGCTCTCCAGCGAGGTCGCAGCAAGCGGCCCCGCATCACCGCGATTCAGCGGTTGTCGACCTATCTTTCCAAGGCTCCAGCTAATGGCAGACCTGACTAGCATCTTCGGCGGCGCATACGTTCTACCCGAGCCGAAGCGCATTGAGCCACCAGAGCAGCTACGCGAGGCAATGATTGAGGCGGGCCTGGAGCCGCCAGACAACATCTATCTAGACGGCAAGCTGCACAGGTTTAACAGCGGGACCAAAGGCTCACCGGGCCACAGCAAGCCGGGTTGGTACGTGGCCTTCGGCGATGGCGTGCCGGCAG